AAGTCAAAAACACCCACCGTATTGACAAATAAATGCATGTCAATCATTGTACATACATGGCTACTATTAAAATAAATTCAAAGGTTGAAGAGCAGGCTTAGGAAGACCTAAAAATATTGGGGAAAAATCATGAGCATGATGGAAATAGATAGTTACAAAGCAAAAATTGAATACGACCCGGAACTGGATCAATTCAAAGGAGAAATCCTTGGCCTAAACGGCAGTGCCAATTTTTATGGCAAAAGCCCTGCCAGCCTTCGCAAAGAATTTAAGAACTCATTAAAGACTTTCCTGGAAACCTGCGCAGAAGAAGGCATCAATCCGCATAAAGAACACTCAGGTAAATCCAATCTAAGAATCACCAAATAAGAAAACAAATACTTGTTTCTATTACGATTCAAGTTACTATGTATCCTAAAAGTCACTTCACAAGGGTTGTTTTTTGAGTGTCGAATTGAAGTTGTACACCATAGAAAAGCAGCAGGGATTTCATAAATGAAAAGAATTGCATTCCAAGTCGATACTCGTTTAGCAAAGCTTCTCTCTGAAAACTATCGTTCATCTGAAAAAGCCTTAAAGGAACTTGTTGATAATGCATGGGATGCCGATGCATTATCTGTCTCTGTTTTCTTGCCTGCTGCAATGACAGATGATGATATTGTCGTTCACGATAATGGTTCTGGCATGACTGAGGAAGAAATACTTAGAGAATATCTTTTCATAGCTAGCGATCGACGAAAAAGACGTGGGGAATTGACACCCAATGAGAACAGGAAGGTTAAAGGCAAAAAAGGTATAGGTAAATTTGCCGGGTTAATGTCAGCCAATACTATGAAGCTGGAAACATGGGCAAGAGGAAAGAAATGCCAATTTTCAATCAGCACTGCTGCTCTAGATTCAACAGAAGATATTGAGAAATTGCCAATTGATTTAGAGGTTACTGACTGTAAAGATCAATTGCATGGTACTCGAATATCTCTCTCCTCATTACGTCAAAACTTAGCATTTCCTAGTCCTGAAAAATTCAGACGGATATTGTTACAAGAATATGGTCGTGAAGATAATTTTGAAGTCATTGTAAATAAAAAGCAGCTAGGCGTTGATGACATACAAGGCGTATTTACTTCGCATGAAGAATACCTGCCAACAGCAGGGAAAGTTAAATTAAGTTTTACCGTATCAAATCAAAAAGGCAAGCTGAAACAAGCTGGCATTTCAATTCGTGTAGATGGAAAAATCGTTGGAAAACCTGATTTCTTTGGGCTAGACAAATCTGATGATTTCCCAGAAAAACTATTAGATAAAATATATGGTGAAATCGAGGTTGACGGTTTAAGCGATCATGTTACGGCAGACTGGGGAGCATTGGTTGAAGGTAGTGAGATATATGAAAAAGTAAAAGAACATGTTCAGCCCATTATCCGTGAGAAAGTAAAAGAAGAATATGGCAGAGAAATTGCACTAGCCCAAGCTAGGCTGCAAAAGAAAATCAACGAGCGACTTGCAACCCTTCCAGAATATAAAAGAACGTATGCTGACAGATCTATAAAAGCCGTGCTCAGTAAATATTATGGCGAACCCGAATCTAAAATCGAACCAGTAGTGAGCGTTTTGCTTGACGCATTAGAAAGAACTGAATACCGTGCAATCCTTGACTATATCCACGAAGCAGATCGTGCCGATATTTCCAAGCTTGCAGGAGTGTTGTCAGAATTCGGTTTGGCTGAATTAGCCATATTAGGTGAACAAGCAAAGGGACGCTTGGAATTTCTAGATCAATTAGAAAAATTATGCTTAAACGCAGACACAGATGAAGCACTAGTCCATGCTGCACTTGAGAAAAATCTATGGGTTTTTGGCGCACAATATTCTCTATTTAGTAGCAACAAAACACTACGTAGACAGATTGAGGACTATTTAGGAAAAAAATATACAGGTACTAGGGCGAAAAAACGACCAGACCTAATGCTCAGTGGTAATTTTTTCGGTGACTACTTACTAATTGAGTTTAAACGCCCTAGCCATTCACTTAAGCATGCTGACTATCAACAAGCCACAGCATATAGAAATGACTTTATAGCATATACTGATGCATCGATAGAGGTATTAATCATTGGCGGTAAACGCGGAAACGATCTGCCCGATCCTAACAATATTGAGAGCAATACAAGCATATTAATTTTTGATGAGATAATTTCCACGTCTCGCAATCAATTAAGTTGGTTGCTCAAAGAGTTGGGTGGAGAAGAGCACGTATAGTTGCATATAACAATCATTCAACCAAACGCGCTATAAAACGCACACCAATAAGTTCAAATGATTAAAAAAAGCCTTCTATCTTTCTTCAATTACACTCACATAAACTTACTCCTGCTCTTTTGACCTTCATCCACTTCAGCAAGCCATTGAGGCAGTGCATCTGCCATGGGCTTTCCGTGAAAACTGTCTGAGCGTGCGTGCTTTTCAACGTGCGCGAGTTTTTTCGCGGCATGGTAGATGTGCTGACTCAATGGGTACCCCTGTGCTTTTTACCAGGGGCGTAGTTGGTGTGGCGGCCTTTTTTGGGTACTTTTTTTGGCTGTAGAAAAAAAGTGCCTCGCCAGCGGGGCGAGACCCGCAATGTGATGCCGCGCGCGAAAACTATGCTCAGATTATGCGATAACTACCATACATAAATAATTGCAATATACGCAACAAAATTACACTATTTGCATTCGTGTTACCAGTTCTTGATTATCAACTCATAGCTTTTCTTTGATTTATTGGTGCGGCTTACACTATAAGTGATCGGCAATTTCTGCATCTGCAAGCCACTAAACACCTCCCTCATGTCCTTATGATCATTCAAGCTGATCAACATTTTCCCCTTAATTGATCGCGCTAAATCAGCCATCTGAGCGTACTCATCAATGCCGAACTCAACGCCGTACCCGGCGGTAGCCCAGTATGGCGGATCGAGATAAAAGAACGTGTGCAGCCTGTCATAGCGTTTGATGCACTGCTTCCAGTCAAGCTGCTCGACGTTAACGCCTAATAGCCGGTAATGCGCGTCAACCAGGTCTTCTTCTATATGCAATATTCTGAATCTGCTTGGCGATGTTGTTGCGGTACCATAGTTCTGGCCACGCCCACCGAAGCATGTTTTATGAAGATAATAAAACCTCGCTGCGCGTTGGATGTCTGTCAGCGTATCAATGTTCTTTGCCTTTTCCCATTCAAACATCGTACGGCTGCTGATGGCCCATTTTAACTGTTTGATGAACTCTTCAAGGTGATGCTGTATCACCCGGTACATATTAATTAGCTCGCCATTAACATCGTTTAACACTTCGCATTTACTGGGTTCTTTACGAAAGTACAACGCCGCAGCGCCGGCAAACACTTCGACGTAACAGGTATGATCGGGAAATAACGGAAGGATTTTATCTGCCAGGCGGCCTTTGCCACCCATCCAGGGAATTACTGGTTTTGCCATCGTACACCTCACAATGCATCATTATCAACTACACTCCCGTTACCGTGATCACGGTGGGAGAGCCTTGTTTGACACAGTGGAAAAGCACTGTTGTCGAGGTCGCAAAGGATGCGTCAACATCCTGCGCGGCGCTCTTCTTTTTCTATTAAGCGAATTTACGCCAGCGAACAGTGGGAGTTAAAATACCAACATTGCTGATTTTGGTGTTGGTGCCATCAGACCATACAATCCCGCCAGCATTTAGTACGATGCAATCAGCCCATCCTGCTGATGTGTTGATCTGTATTGTTAATCCAGCAGCATCGGTCACTGTCTGCGCAATCATGTACCACCCAGCAGGCAAAGTATAAGTTGAGTTAGCTCCCATTGCCCTACTGCCAGTCGCGCTCGCAGTTGCCAATTCACGTGAGCTAACAGCATTAATGGTCATTTTAAGGCCACTGATAATATTGTCGAGAAGTGCAGCAGCATTAACAGCACCAGTCAATAGCGCCTCAGTATCAACAACATTTTTAGGCAAAGTATTAACAACCTGCCCACCATCAAACCAAACAGTACCAACCGCACTGCCACTGCCAGGCACACCACCAGTAATTTTCACCCGCACAAAACGTGCGTTAGCAGGTGACGTAACCGTGTTTGAATAAAGGCTTGCCGCTGTTGCCGTGTTGGTATCAGTAAACAACACAGTTGCCGAAATTTGCACTTTTGCGGCATCGTACCAAACTAACTCAGCCCGGCAGCTCACATTAGCCACAGACGCCCACCGGTAAATCTCAACGCCATAACGCTTGTTATCTGTAACCGGCTTGTACTTATCCTGAATTAACGAGCCACCACCGTTTGCCAGCACCGTCGATGTAATAGCGACAACCTGGTCGCCATGTTTATTAACAGCCGAACTGCTGGCTATCGTGCCGCCGGTAAATTCCGTTGCCGTCCAGCCAATGGGCAGGCCGCCACTTACTTCATCAAAGGTGCCGTTCGGCATTAAACCAGAAAATATATTAACAACAGCACTGTTTACGCCATCATGATTGTGATTTTGCACCGCATTGGCAAGGTAGTCTGCGCCGAGCCATTCCATAACAAACTGCTCGTTATCTTTAACATTGTTTCCCCACGTTGTAGTTATAGGCACCGCTGGATCCTGCTGCGAGGCAACGGGTGTCGTCCACACTTTAGTAATTGCCGCCATTAGTTAACTACCTCAACAATTGATCGTGAAACAGGCACACCACATCTCACCGAGTACTCCCTCGAAAATGCTACGCCCTGGCCGACACACTTTTGCTTAAAAAAACCTTGAAAATGACCGCACGGCGCGCAATATTTTAAAATGCTCACCAGCGGATATCGGTCGCCATACAGCGGACAGTTTGTGTATGCTGTCGATGGAATTGCCACTTCTTCCTCGTCATATTGTGCTGCTTCTTCACTCATAAAAACCTCAAAAAAACAAAAAACCTTCAGTACCGTCGGCCATAAAACCGTCGGCCTGAGAAAAACAGGCATAGCCATTGTTGTTGGGATAATTTGCCGTGCCGTTAGGTGCAAACGCGGCAAACCGTCTGTCGAAAATGGTGGTGCGGGCTTCAACTTTAATACGGTCGCCCTGGTCGTCGATCATGGTGATTAACGCCCGGACAATAACTGGCTGACCGGCTTCGTCGACAATTTTGTCAGTTAAAAAATCCCGATAATCACCGCGTGAAAAATCGTAATCTTTAGGATGAATTTCACATTTAATAAGCAGCGGCGGATCACGATGCGTTGCCGCATTGCGCGCTACATAATCGCGCGCGGCAGCATCGTTGTTTTTGGTAAAAAAGCGGGAATACAAAACCTCTGACTGCTCGGTGCCGTATTCATCAACCGCACTTTGGTCGTAGTCCACAGCACCACTTAAAAAGTTGCTGGACTCACGCACATTGGACGTGGCTGTTTGCAGGTCAAAATACAATGCGGAAAGTGTTAAACGAACATCGTTCAGCGTTTGAACATCGACACTGCCATCGACTAAACCGGCCTCATCAGTTAACAGTTTTATTGTTACTCCTGGTGTTGGTGGCACCGACAATGCCAGCGTTAATTTCTGGCTTTGCGCATCCCACCACGTCATGCCACTAACTGATTTCAGCAGCTCAATAATGTAATCGCTGGCCTTGCGTGGTGTGCTGATGGCAACGTCATTAATTATGTAATTTGCACCCAGCCACGTGCTGTCCAAAGACGCAAAACCAGCCTCATCAATGTAAGCAACACCCAGCCCGCTTTCAGTGTAAAACCACTTGACCACATCGGTGTATGCCTGGTTGGAAAATGCCTTGCAAACCTGTGCGGAAGCGTCTGCCGAATGGTCTTGCAAAGCTGTGCGAAACTGCGCGCGATAACTCGTGTCTGGCCAGCTTAAAACCTGACTGGCACGGGCTGAAAATTTGATGATCTCTTTGCCAACACGAACAAAACCGGGTACGCCATAAATATCATAATCAGCGCCGTTGGCATCCAGCGTAATTGAAAGCTGCTGTACGAAGTACAGTGATGAACTGTCCGGGTTAACGGCCCAGTTACTGCCAACCGTTGCCACCCTTGTTGCACCAACATAGCCGGTAATTACCTGTTCCTGGCCGGCACCGGTCTGGTCATAAATGCGCACCGCCATGCCGTCATAAAAACCGTCAACGGCTGAAGCGTCGGCGCGCAATGTAATCGTGTTTGCACCGCCTGCCTGCGCAGTGCCAATATCATCATATTGTGGTAAATCATTTACCAATTTACCGCGTGTAGGTCGTGGCAGCTGAACGGTGTCAATTACCTTTACCGGGTCTTTCAAAACCAGATCCATTTCACCGTTGCGGTTCGGCCCATTGAGCGTGTCAATAGCATAAAGCTCAGTGATAAATGTGTTCCAATCCCACGGCTCAACATCGTAGCCACGGCGCAGTTCCACAAGCTTGCCGCGCAGTGCTTTATTACGTGACATAAATCGCGGCCAGAACGTGCTACCAGCTGCCACCGGGCGCGTATCAATATATGGGTCAAGTAAGCGATCATCGATGGCATCATCAACCAGTTTCAAACGCACGCTGGCACGGTTCGATAAACCTTTTTCCAGATCGATTTTGCTCGGACGCAAACGGCTTGATTTAATATAAGGTAAGTATGTTTCACCGAGTGGAATTCGCATGCCACGCTTGCACAGTGGCAACGTCTTATCAACAGCGGCAAAGTTTGGTAAATCCTGACAGGTAGGCCGGGTGTTGTAGCACTCATTACCTACGCCGCCGCTGGCCGTACAGGGTGCGATGCCGTAAACGTTGCTGCACCCTTCGTAGTGTAGCAGGGCCGCAAAAGCCGGCTTTAACTTCCAGGAAGTTCGTGCGTCATCCCGTGCCGTCATGGTGCTAAACCTTCAAGTATAAAGTTCAGATTAGCAAACTGGCCTTGCACATGTGGCGCAGCATAATTAAATATCGGGTGCACCAGGTAAAGCTCAGTCGGGTGATCTGTTGGGTCCCACACAAACACGCTTGGCGTGTTTTTTAAATGCGAATCGAACGCTGACTGCCAGGTGCTACGCAACCAGCTGGCATCGATGTTGTTAAAGCGGATTTTTTGTTTCCACTCGCGCCAGCTTTCGGCGGTGCCAAGTGGTTGGCCTTTGGATGATTTCAACAGGCGACCACGTGGTTTGCTGCCGAGCGGGTCAAAGCCCTGTTGTAGATTACGTGGCAGCGTTAGTTTTTGGCCATAAATTAATGTGCTGATAAGCACAGACGGTGAATCAATGCCACTTATTGTAACCTGCCATTTCAAGTTTGTTTCGCTTGGAAAAGTAACAAAAATTGGCGAATTATCAGTTGGCGCTATAGCCAAAACCTCTGTAAAGGTAGCAAAATTATCATTACTTCCACGAACAAAAACATTTGCAGTTTGGTCCGCAAGATCGTGCCCCATGATCAATACATAATCAGCAGTTAAACCGGCTGGATTAGCATCTTCAATAACAATAAAACCATTCGCAGATGTTGTCGCATTTCCCTTCCAAAAAGTATAAGGCCGGTAGTCTGTTAGATGAGAAATGGAATATGTTGCCAGTGGATCGGTTGACCCTGCATTTAAAGTACGCGTGGTTCCAGCCACAGACATCACATCATCAAATAATAAAAGCGGCTTGCCGTACATTAAACTACCTCCACATTGAGCGTGTAATTTCCGTCCAAAAACAACTGCGATAACACCTTATCAACGCCGTCAGCAAACTGCTCAGAATCATAAATATTGCTGCCTGACAACGTTAAATCAATTTCACGCGGCTGGGCAATAACTGCCTGCTGTTGTGCGGGCGTTAGTATTGGTGGCGGCTCAACACCGCTGTCGAATGTGTTTGCAGAAACGCTGGTGTTAATCGCGTTGTTTACTGCCTGGTCAATCGGGTTGGCGTCCACTGTAAAGTCGGCAGCAGTCACATCTGGGTTGGTCACATTGATCGGGTTGGTAGACGAGCCGGGCGCACCAGCGCTGGCATCGATGGCGTCGACAATGCCGCCCGCTATAGCGAGGCCAGATGCCAACAGTGCGCTGCCTTCAATACTGGCAACTGTTGCAACGCTTTCAGCCATCACACCAGCAGCAGACGTTAAACCTTTAGCAAGCGCGGCTGCTGCCAAAGGTGCGCCGACAAGCGGCTTCATTGCCATGATTGCAGCCGCTTCAATCTGTGAATAGGCTATGATTTGTGCAGACGCGGCCATAGCAGTGGCCGTTACTGCTGCAGTTTGCGCCGTGGCGTTACTTTGAATATCAGAAACTGTTTTAGCTGTTTGCAAGGCAATTAAAAGCAGTGTAATTGCTTTGTTATCATCAGCAAATCTGCGTAACAGATTTAGACCTTGTGTATAAACTTGTTGCCGGCCTGCCAGCTCAGCTTTGTTTCTAGTGTCGTCAAATTTCTTTTTCGCTTTATTAACTTTAGCTTCAGCAGCTAATCGTTTTTTATCCTGCTTCTCTTTTATTGCTGTTTTGCTAACTTCAAAGTTTTGAGTTGATGCCAGTGACAACTGCATAAACCGCTGCTCAGAAATCGCCTTCGTCTCCAGCGCATCATCCAGCAAGGACTGTTCATTGGCATATTTCTCGACCAGCAATTCTTCTTCAGAAAGCTGGCTTTCGGCGAGCAAGTCAACCTGCTCAAGTAATTTTTCACGCAGCAGTTCAGTTTGTGCGGCTTCGCGATCACCACGACCGGAAACAATCGCACCATCACCAGAATCGCCGGCTATAGCTTGGTCGTTGCTGGCACTCCCTGCCGCATTTGCATCTGACGTATTCGCTTCCGAAATTTGATTTATAAGGTCTGCACCGCGCAAAGCTATCGCATCCATGTCGTCAAGCATTCGGCTAATGGTGTCACTTGCCTGGCTAAAATCACCAGTTACAAACTGAACTAATGCTGCCGCGCTTCCACCAATTCCTGTGCCTAAAAGCTCGAAGGTTTGGGACAATCCAACAGCTATTCTGCTCAAAACAGACATTGCCGTACCTGATGCATCCACACTTCCAGGAAGCAAATCCATCGCATTTGATAAATCAGTCGTCGTTTGCACGAGGCTCTTAACCGCAGGACTAACCTTATCAATGCTGTCAGGGACGCCAGCCAAAACATTTACAAAATTACTGGCATCACGAATTAATGTACGCACAACATCATTAAAGCCGCCGGCACCAATAGAGCGTGCCAAGCGACTAAAAGAATCCTGCAAATTAGACATTACGCCGCCAAGCGTATCCATTTGCTCAGCCATTGCACCAGCAAACTGAACGTCACCAATAGAGCGCAAATAGCCTTCAATACTGGCAGCATCTTTTCTTACGGTCGTTTCAACACCCTGAAATGTAAAAGTTACCTGGTCGCCTTCCTGTTTCGCCCGAATACCAAATTCCTTTAGTCGTTCGAACTCACCGGTGGCCGCATCCGCAACTGCCTCAATAACCTGATTTAAACTTTTACCCATTGCAGATGCTGTATTGCCGTAACTGAGCAGCGCGGCTTCTGATGGATCGAGACCAAGTGATTTAAGTTTTATAAACGAAGCGACTACTTCGTTCAGTTGAAATGGTGTATTTGCTGAAAATTTATCAATGACTGCAAAAGCAGTCTTTGCTCCAGCCGCTGAACCGGTAACAGTTTTTAACGAGGCATCAAGCTTTTCAAATTCTTTATTTTCATCAAACAGATTTTTGATAATGCCAGCGCTTGCAACAATTGCAAGTGCACTGCTAATAATTCCACCATATTTAGTTGCATTATTTGAAAATGACTTCCACTTTCCATCTGCGCGGTCAGCGCCTTTTCCCGTTTTGCCAAAAGCTTTTTCGGCTTTCTGGCCAAACTTTTCGACAACAACGCTACCATCGTCCTTCACCTTCAGGACGATTGCCATTTCACCGTTTTGTCCGAATCCTACTGCCATAGCTACTGTTGGTTACGTTTCATCTCATCAAGTTTGTTGCGTTGTATGCTGGCGGTTACACCGCCGATAATTTCAACCGACTGGTTCCACAAATAACTTTCGTTTTCCCAACCCACCGCGCCGGGTGACTGGTTGTGCTGCAACATGTTGTATGCTTTAAAGGCATATTCGAACTGGCCGACTAACAACAACGGGCAAACCGTGCCTTCTTCGGTATCGCCATCACGCCATAAATCCGGTTCATCACAAACACAATCTTCTGGCTTATTTGGTAAACGTGGACACATTTCACAACTATCACCACTCGCCCACGCACGAGTGGCGCGCCTCAGTTTTTTGTGTCGTCCTCGCTGTAGCGGCTCATGCGAATAATTTCACCGCCCAGCTCATGCAAAACAAAGGCAGGTGCTTTCTCAATAAATTCTTCAGATGTCATCTCAAACTCACCTTCGTCGTCAAACAGCTTGCCAACTGACACAAGGCCATATTTGCAGGCCGTAGCATGCTGCACGTTCAGTTTGTGTGACGCCTCGTTATCCAGCGCAGCAATGCCATTAATTTTCTCGCGCTCGTCATTATTTAAATCACGGTTTTCGTTTTTGGCTTTTTCGGTGATCGAGCGAATCGCCATTGCATCGGCAATGCTCATCGTGCTGTGCGTGTTAACCTTATCCAGCTCCTTCCACGTCAGGCCGCGCAGCTCAAATTCAGTCGGGTGTTCAGAATCGCGATCCTGCTCAAGAATGTATTTTTTGGTTTTACCAGGGCGGTGCATTTTCATGTTTAAGGTTTCCTGTTGATTAATTAAAATAACGAATTAGCATATTTGGCCAACCCACCGATCATCACACCTACGCAAAGCAATACAACTCGCAAAAAACCGCTGTGGTGATCGCCGGGCTGGCCATAAAAATTCCAGCCGAGCATTATCGAAAAGATAATCAGCGCCAGAACAAAAAACTTGATCATTACAGCACGCTGGTCCAGGTAATCGTGTACTGATCATCGCCAGACGTTTCTTTCAATGCATAGGTTTTTCCGCGCGTAATGTTACCGGCGCGGCTGCCCGGTGCGTTTTCAGAAAGCTCTGCTTTTGGTGCACTAAACACCAGCGTTTCGCCAAGGCTGTTGGTAAAGGTCGCAACAATCGCGATCTGCGTTGAGTTAGTCAGTGCATTCCAGTCAGCCACTGAAGCCACGGCACGCGGGTCGATAGTGATAGTTGGTGCGCGGTCAGAAACTTCGAAATAATGCACACCTGTTTCGTAAGCCTCTTGCACATCTACGCCGGCATTAAAGGTGAATGCGCCGATGTTAATCGTGCTGCCACCTTCGCTGACAACACACAATGCGCTGGTCATGCGGAACACTTCCTGCGATGGCTGTGTAATCGATGGCAGTGCTACAACCGTCGGTGCGGCATAACCGGCCTGCACATTAAAGCTGGCTTTCAGCGCCGTCATGCTGGCTTCAAACGTCAAATCGTTAACGCCACCCAGTAATTTGTACAACAGGCCGTCTTCATAAAAATAGCTACTCGCGCTTTTCAAATTAGCAATAACGCTGGTCGGTGAATAAATAGATTTACGTGCTGTCGCTGCACCGTCTCCGGAGCTAACGACTTTATGGCCACTGGCCATCATCGCGGCATGAATGTCGGGTACGATCAGTGCGCCCGCACCCTGACCGAGGCCACGCACACGCGAAGCCGCAGGAATATTCATCGCCTGTTTAGTTGTAACACTGGCACCAGGGCCGAAGGTGCCTTTCAGATCTTCTGCGCCATCGTCCTTTTCAGTCGGCACGCTAATGTTAATGTCGCCATTTAAAATAACCAGGTCAGCACTGGTTGTTGGCACGGCGTCGGTGCCTTTTGTTGTTTCAACTTTGTGTAAAAATACTTTATTGCGGATCTTCATCGCTCACCTCTGCGTGCGTTGTGTTATTTCGGTTCAGTCGTTTCGGTTGTTAAGCTCAGCCGCGCCCGGTGGCACAGCACGCCGGCAAACATCACATTTTCGACGCCATCGGTTTGCATACCGACCGGGCCGAAGTTTTGCGCCATATCTTTGTTGTCATCAATTACGCCACCCAGCGTGGGATCAGCACGGAAGGCGGCAACTATTGCCTCGACCAGTGCCTGAAAACTTTTGGCGGTACCGGCAGCATCATTCAACGCCTCGAAACCGTAAAACTTCCAGTAGTGCAGCACTCGAACCTCGCCGGTATCGCCATCAAGTTCCTGCGAGCGTTCCCGAAAAAAGAACCAGCCACGCATCACGCCATTGCTTTCGAACAGCGCCTGAAACTCTGATTTCTTGGTGGCAAACCGTTCGTAGTCATGTACAACGCCGACGCTATTTACTGACGACAGTGTGTTTTTTATGCCGGTGCGAATGGTAGCCAGGTCGCTCATTTTTCACCTGCCTTTAGCCTGGCAAACGTGCGGTCGATGGCATCACTCAGGCGCTTGCTAATTTGTGGTTGCCGCTCTTTAAAGTTGTTTTCAAACATGTGCTTGCCCTTGGTGCCGCGCGCCTTAATTTTTAATGCAATAGCAATCGACACGCCGATCACTTCGTCCGGATCGGTGATGCCAAGCTTTGCTTCTACCCAATCCATCAGTGCGACCCACGGTGGCAGATGCGGCCTGGTGCCGTGCTCAACAGCCTGCGCATGTGCCAGCGGGCTAAACACACGGCCCTGCAAAGTGTTCTGCGTAGTGCCGCGCATATCATGTGAAATACTGCCGCGCAAGCCGGCAGCACCACCAACACCAACCGGCGTGTCGTCCTTGATTTCCCGTTCCAGCAGCAGCAGCATCTCGGTAATACCCAGCGTCGATTCTTCACGCAAAATCTCCGGGGCTTTCTTCAAAAACACGGCATAATTTTTTGCCTGCCGTGTATCCATTTGTACAGCTGCAATCGTCATTATCTAAAGCGGCGGTTGTGCGTTAGGCCATCATTGCCACGGCTGTTTGGTGCGTCCCAGTCAACGACCGCGCCGGCAGCTATATTTTTTTTCGGGTCTACGCCGAGCGTGTCCAGGTAAAACTTGCGCAGTACTCTGGCCCGTGCAGCAAAGTCACGCGTCTTGCTTGCGTGATCAACTGAGTCGGCCTGTATGACGTTGTCACCATCATTGCTGTAGTAGCTGGCCAGCTGCTCACACAGCAGCGCCGCTGCCCAACTGGCAATCGCTTCGCGGTGAATAGATTTTGGCGTGTCGTTTGTTGCATCAACAACGTGTTCAATGCTGTACGACATACGAACGGTATCGCCAGAATTTAAACTACTGCGCACCATAACCAGCTTGCCGCCCGGCGCGTTGTAAATACCATACGCACCCGACTCAAGATAACTCGGCGGCACATCACCGATGGGAAACTCCATGCTGTTCAGCTCACTAAAATTTGCCTGCCAACCTGGCGGCAAATCGATGTACTGGCCGCCGGTAGACACAACGTCTTCAACCTTCTCGTCCGGGCTGTCACTGCTATAACGGGTAACCGCAGAAGCCAGCGCCTGGTCGCGATCAGTGGTGCTGATAACGCTGGCATCGTCACGTACCTTGTTATCAATCAGTGTCTGGTAATCAGTTATTGGCATAAATTTGGCATTGAGTTTTTGTAGTTATTAAAAAAGGGGCTGACGTGAGCCAGCCCCTTTTGCTTGGCTCTAAACTGTTTTATTTTTTAAACAGATGAATACGAATCCCAGAAACCCGCGTTGCCAACAGTCGTTGCCTTCGAACCAGATGATTTTTCCAGTTTCACTTTTGGCGCATAACAACTGGCAACCTCACCACGACTGTTAATATACAAACCCTTGCGCGACCAGCGCGGCGGATAGGAAATCAACTGGCTAATGCCAGGCATGTGTAATGCTGCCGGTGCCGGCATCGTTGCCGCCGGCTGACCAGGCAAAACTTCGCAGTTGGCAACAACCGGTGGCCGGTATGCTTCCGCCGACTTGTCGGCAGCGTTGCTTGCCACTTCCATTTGCACAATATGCAAAGCATTTTCACTACCCGCATACACTGCAGGCGTCATCATTGTCATCGCCGCAGCGATCATCAAAATGGTTTTCTTCATAAGATAAAATCTCACATTGTTAAAAGGTTGGTGAACCGGCCACGTACCGGCCCACCAGGGAAGCTCTTATGGCTTGCAGTTGATACGCAGTCTGCAAACCGGCTTTAACTCACCGCCAGGTGATCGTTACGATGGCTTATGCCACAACACTCTTATCGAAGGCGCGGAAGTCAACCACTGTGCCGCCGTAGATGTGGCGAATCTTCCACGTCAGGCTGTCGTTGTTAAACATCGAGCCATTAGTCGGGCTGTCCTGCACAAAGATCTCAGGCTCTTCCTGGCCATCGAGAAAACCGATTTCGATGCCTGGAATATCCATCGGATCCGCCGCCAGTGCCCAGTCGTTTGCATCCGTCCAGTACCACACCGGCAGAATGGTCAGCGCCAGCTTCTGGATGAAGGTCTCATCGTTGTTGGTATCACGTGCAAACAGGTCATACATCTGCTGCTCAAGTGCAGCAGGCCCCATGAGGAACTTCGGACCAATGCCAATCTGCTCGCCACTGCCCAGTTCGGTTTGCTGCACCATTGCCAGGCGACGTGCTGCCAGGGTGGTAGCGCTTAATGCCGCTGATCCCAGGTTGCCGTGACCGACCGTAAACAGGTTAGTGGTGTCGTAAATCACCGGGTTAGTGCGAATGAAGTCGAGCACAAATTTTGAAAGTGTGCGCTTGGCCACACGGGAGAATTGCAGCGGAATGCGGCGGATAAGGCCGACATCATCGTTGCGAATATCTTCCAGGCCGATGGTTTCCAGGCCACCTTTTTTGCTCGGCGCATAAGTCGCTTCTTCGTCGCCGGGTGATGTTAATGCCAGGTAATTTGCCATCTTGGCAACGGTTGGCAGATCACCATAGCCGCCTAAACGGGTGCGGTGGTTGGTGCGGAAATCTGCCAGTGGTACGGTGCTGATCAACGGACGATAAACATCGTACTGACCAATCTCACGGTAGTCAGCGATCATCGCGCGGTGAATTGCATCGCCCAGCAACACGTCCAGGTTGCCGGCATCAGACAGCGACTCGCGGAAACGGGCGTTGTCGGTATCACGCAGCAGGCCGGTAACGCGGCTGTCACCGGTGATGTCGACGTAACACTCTTTAAATGACATCAGGCGCTTGCCATCTTTTGGCCGGAAGAAATCATCCAGCATTTCATTAACCTTATCGGCACGATCTTCGAGGTGAACAGCACCGCCCATGCCAGACGGCTTGCCAGACTCGGTAAACTTCGCCAGGTATTCGCCTTCGGCTTTAATCGCCGCGTCAACCTGTGCTTCTTTAAAGTCAGCCATTGCGCCAAACTGGTCACGCAGTTTTTGTTTGGCCGCGTCCGGCAGCTTGCTGGCCGCAACTGTTTCACGCATGTAGCTTTTGGCTTCGACCATGCGCACAGTGTTCGCCAAATCTTCTTTGGTCACACCCGATGCGGCTGGATTTTCTTCTTCGCCACCAGCACCGTCGTCAGCCAGCGATTCACGATAAGCCACTTCCAGCGCATCGTCATTTTCAACATCCAGCCCAGTCGGGAGGACACCCTTGTTTGCCGACTTTATTTTGTCGATCATCTTATCTCGCAGTTTCATATCTGCATCACCCTCCGGGGCCGTAGAAGAAGCTTTCGCTTCAATAAAATTAATGATTGAACCACCCGCACCCGGTTCGATAATTAAATCGACACTGGCGACTTTGGTGATTTTGGTAGCAACTTGTTTGCCTTTCTCGTGCCTGGCGTGGCCGCTGGCATCCATCGAGAAGCCGAATAAATTACTCATGCCGCGCTGAAATGCTTCGCGCAACTTGGCAGATACGTCACCAGCACTGGCAAGCACATCAAAGTCTGCATGCACTTCGCCGGTATCTTTGCTCTTGCCTTCGATAAACGACACGTTGCTCAACCCGCCAATCAGCTGATTAAAGCTTTTTCCCTTGCCTTTGATATGCTCTTCATCCGCCTTAACAAAAACACGCGCACCATCAAACAACGGCGTAGCCTCACGTAAGACAGCATCAGAATAAAACGTTTTATTACCCGACAGCCCTGCGACCACGGCTTTAATGCGCCACCTCAACCCCTTGTCATCTTTCGCCTCAAGAAACACCGTAGGCTCATCAGATTTAACGCGGTCCCCCATCGCTTCAGCCATACGCGTAACAACTGGCTTGTAATTCAGCACCACCTCAACGCCCGCACCAATTTCTACCTGGTTACTGTCGTTGATTGAATACGGGTAGCTGTAGAACCGGCCATCGAGTTCGGCGATAACCTTGTCGGCAAAAATAGAAGGCACGTAGATATACGCATCAGCAATGCCAGGCTTCAGCTTTGCGACCAGCGCTTTACGTACCATGCCGATAATCGTGCGAAATTCACCAGCCGCCGCTTCGCGCAGAGCAATTTCGCCCTCGAAGCCCTGTGCTGGAATTTTTTTAATTTTGTCGACCATCGTAAAACCTCGGTTATAAGTTAATGAGTAAAGGCTTTACGGTTACTTGTTGTGAGTCAGCTTTTCGCCAGACGTGGTAACAACCACAACGCAGTCCGGGTAGTCTGCAAAGCTCATCACTTCGTCTGTTTCAACAGCTTGTTTTTTTGTTACAGGCTCGCCGTCTTTATCAAATTTTGGCTGGCCTTTATCATCAAGCGCAGGCACATTACGATGCACAAGCTTGGCTGCATCAGCAGCAGTCATTTCAGGTGCAGCAGGTTTTTTAGGTGCAGCAGGTTTTTTAGGTGCAGCAGGTTTTTTAGGTGCAGCAGGTTTTTTAGGCTCAGCAGGTTTTTTAGGTGCGGCGGCTTTTTTGTCTTTGGGATCCACGGTATTCTCCGGTGAGTTGTTTTTTTAAAAGTAAAAACGTCAGACCGAACCTTACCCATGCGCGCGCAGAAGCTACATTAAAGCGCTTTAATGATTAACAGAGAGATATTGTGCTGTGAAAAATAAACAAAAACAGCGCACGAATGTGCGCTGGCGGTGAAGTAATAGATTACCTATTATGGTTTTTTATTGCAATTTTCTTTTTTGTAATTAACCAGGTGCGCCTTCGCGATCTTGCGTTGCTCATCGGTTAACGACTCGGCAAATACCGGCAGGCTCAGCTTGGCGCAGCGATATAAATACACGACGTGTTCGTTTATTTTTTGTTGATCATCGCCGTGGGCAGAGTTGAATAGCTGGTTGTCTGGCATAACATCATTTTAAAATATCGGTTCTTTCTTTAACAAATTTTCCAGCAGCGTCAAAGTACTTGACAATGGCAATCGATGCCTCCGACTTTTTCACGATCTCACGTTTGTTGTTTAAATACGTGGTTTTCTTTTTCAGCTTTTTTTTATCGTTCATGAGCCAGCCTCAATTTTGTATTTTTTAAGCAACTTGAATCGTTCAGGAAAAAACATTTCAATAACGCGCCTGTCCATGCGATCACCGGACCAGTGATACATCATTGTCTCCGCGACATCCTCGTGAATATCGGTGCGCGCATAGTCCGTTACATAATCACCATCAGCTTTGATTGCTTTTTTCCAGTCTTTTAAAAATTCAGCGCCAAGGTTACTTTCAACTACGTGGCCTGTCTCATGCCGTACTGTATCGCCAATAATCTTATCCAGCGCATCAGCCTCAAAGCGATCATTCCGGTACATTTCGATAAACTTATTATCAACATCAAACGTTGCCACCGACTTTTTATTAACCTTAACGCCATCAGTAAAATGCTCATCAAATAAACGGATCTCTTTGAGCTGGCCACGGTGCTTTTCCGGCACCTGGTCAATATAGCGCTTCAGGTCATCAACCTTAATGCGCTGATAATCCGTATTTAAATCTGTTGGCACAACAATCTCGGTACCATTATAGTCAATAACGCTGGCCTTAATTTTTTTGCCAGACGGCGTTGTAATTGTTTTTATGTTTTTCCTGGAATCAAGCTTTTTAGCTTCTTCGTTTAGCGCACGTTTGAATGAATTGTTCTTCAGCTCTTCATCAGTAAAAGGCATGCGCTTCGGATTTTTGACTTCCCAATCGTCCATAAATGGCAGCGACTCGCAGCCACAGTTTACACGCTCACCAACCGGGGCCGCCGGATCTCGTGGAAACATTAAAACCACCGCACCGGTGGCCGTTGCCGTGCCAACTTTTGCCGATAGTCTAAACGGCTTATCCTGGTCAACGATCTGGCCATCGGCTGCATCATGCGACTGACGCGAATGAATCTTGCCGCTGCGCCGCCACTGTTTTTTCAGACCAGGCAAAATCTCAGCGGCCTGGGTCATGCGCTGCTGCGTGGCCACAGAAAACGCACCGCCAAGCTCAGTACGCAAAACCGTAATCGCCCGCGACCGCCCGGACTTTAAAAAACCGGTGATATTATTGATAGCATCCTGCTGACTTTTGGCACCGATGGCGACCAGGCCAAGCTCACTGTTCACGCTGTTGGCAATGGTCATGCTGATATCTGTCATGCGGCCAGTCATAAAGGTGCGCATGGCAATCAGCTGCCGGGTGTCGATGGCGGGCAGCACCGCTGCAATTTCCAGCCCGGCAGCGGCCACTGGCTTATCGATCAGGTCGATACCTTGCTGCCAGATCTTGTTTGATGCGCCGGAAACTTCCTGCGCGCTCAGCTGGCCGATGTCACTCATTGCTGTGTTCACTGCATTTTGCAGCTGCGGCAGATTCCACGCCTGGTAATCAGTAGGCGTGGCAGCCAGCGTGGCGCTGATCTGCGTGCCGGCCAGTTTTAACAGGCGTTCAATTTCGGCAAGCGTGTCACGCTGAATAGCGGTTTTGCCTTTGATGATTTTCGCGCGTTCCTTGCTGAATTTTTTATTGCGCTCTTTATCGTTCACAGCTGCTGATCCTGCAATGACTCGTCGGCCAGGTAAACAGTTACCAGCCTGTTGTCAGCTACAACCAGCAGAAGCGCGGGGCGAACAGGGCTTGTTTCAGGCACCAGCAAATAACTTGACCGGGCATTGGCATCACGAATCTTTGCATAAATGCTGCGCGGTGGATCCACAATCTGCGAACGCTCGATGGCATTTTGCAGGTTTTCGAGATCGATCAACCAGGGCGCGCGTTCGCGAGCACGGACGACAAAGTGACTGGAGATGGCAGGGATCACAACATTGTTTCGTCGTTATCCGTAACTGTGATCTTTTCGGTAAGGGCAATAAGTACATCAGCAGCAAGTTCAGCCAGCTGCTCGCCCGTCATGGTTATTTCACCAGTGCCAGCGCCAGCACCACTACCGCGAACAGTTACTACATGCTTACCGTCGTCCTCGGTGTTTACTGAAATGTACGCAGGTGAGAAACCTGCTTCTGTATATGCATGGATGTTTTTTTTCACATCTTACCTCCAGCGGCACCCTTATTACTAAACACATCATCCTCAACCTTGTTCTTCGCTTCCTGCATGGCGTCAGCAAGTTCGTCTTCACAATCAAAATCAACACCAAGACGCGCAGCAACTTTCTCGATAATCTGCAAGGCACGTTTTTTAGTCATTAGCCCCGCGTTAATTGCAGAGGCAACACCCATCACCACCTGCGTCAGCGCGGTAGCATATTTGCTGACATCCTTCGTTACCATTTCAGGGAACTGCACATCGAACTTGTAAAACTCGTCACGCATGTTTGGCTCTTTACCAGTGATCAGCTCTGCCTGGCGAATCGCAAAGGTCACCATCTCGGTAATCATGTACTTGATCATCTGCTGGCGCATCGCCATCATCTTAAAGGTAGGCTCACCCATCTCGCTGGCAGTAGCGCGGTTCACATCGCCACCACCGCCGAACCAGTGCTCGGGCATCGATGCGCCGCTCAGGCTGTGATTTCGAAACAGCCTTGCATTATTTGCACTGTCTTCACTGCCAAGGTCGGGGGATACCGCGTTCCATTCTTCGCTGTCATTATGTACACGCACACTGGATGGTGATGGCGGGTGAATGTCTTTGGCGCGTTTTGTTACTTCTTCGGGCGTGGCATTTTTCAGTGTCACGTCCCAAATGAATGCGCGCATAAAACCGCTGCGCTCAAGTTCGCCAAACAGAAACTGCTCGTAGGCATCTACCCAGTCGATCTGCGCCAGCAGATCAGAGCGGCCACGCGTGCTGTTGGATAATTCGTTTACCCGAAAATAAAAACAGTCACCGGTGTCGAAGGTTTCGCGGATGGCCACCGTGCGCTGGGTAAACAGATCCTGCTCATCACCATTAACGATCACCCGATAGCGCCGGGCATTGCCGTGATTATCTTTTTTGGTGACGATGCCAATCGGCTGTTCCGGGTTGTCGGGATCCATCACCACGGTTTCGATCACGACTGGATCAAGATAGCCCAGGCGAACCCGGCCACTAAACTCGTTGACAAACGCCGGGTAGCACTGCTCACCAAATATTCCAAGCTCGCGCACCTTTTTTACCAGCTTGATGTCCATCCGGTTAATCGGGTCGAACCAGAAATCATCGATAACATCGGCAATAACTTCGTCGTCGGCAGAAACGGTTACGCCCTCGGCCAGCAGAAAAGCAATCGGCAACTCGATAATGCGATTCGCCAGCATGTTGCTTTCCCACAGATACACACCGAGATCAATCATGCGCTTCTGCGTCATCGGTGCCAGGTCACGGCGACCATCACCGGTCAGCTTTCGCCACTCCGCATCATCAACATCGATGGTCTGGCCATAAGCTTCACGCAATGGCACCACATTGTCGGGAATGCTTTTTTCAGCCGCCAGAACATCGGTCAACACCTGATCGTTCAGCGCATTGGCCAACCGTATTCTTATATCATCTTTCGCTACTGCCATAATTTCCTCGATTCAACACTCTCGCCACACATAAAACTGGCCATATCCCGCTTTATAAAGCGTTTATAAACTAATGTTCCGGTCATTTGGCTATCACCATGCGCATCGCCTACTCACAGGCGCACACGCGGCTTTATTTTTTAAACAAAAAACCGATCCATTTTCGCAATCGGTCATCATTTACAGTTAATTACTTATCAAAGGTAGAGGCGATTTATCATTCACAACATCAGATCGCGTAAATATCTTCGTTGTGCAAGTTGTTACGCCGCCTGAATAAGCCACATCTGTATCAAAGTATGCAACCGTTAGTGTTGTTTTATTGCATGTGTAGTATCCAGCACCAAACTCAAACTATACCGGGCTGCCATCGAGCGTACCTTCAAACACATCCGTCGAGCGGGTAATAAACGTTTGATTTTCAAAGTTTGGTGAAACATCTATCTTGCAGGAAGATAAAGCGGCTACGTTAAGAGAGATAAGTAAAAGTAAGATTAATTTTTTCATAGCTGTAAGTACCTTTTTATTTCTTTTCCGATTGCTGTGCCAGTGTTATAGCATCCAAGTCCTGTACGATGTCGGTCATTTTGTATAGCAACACCGGGAGTTGAAACATTACCAAGTGAATTTAAATATCCTTGATAGTTAAGATTAGTATCGCTATCTCCGCCGAGTATTGCGTGTTGATCGATAAAGATTAAACTGCCTGCTCGTGCAGGATAGGTTTGATCAAACCACGCTGGGAGTGCTGCAATGATATTATCTACAATGGCTTTTGTTTCGCGGTTAATCGTTGTGTCTAACGTAACGTGATTACGAAGAGAGCCTGAGTTTGTGATAACAATTAACTCATTAGCCGGATCAACTGCAAGCAACCCCAGCAGCTCTTTAAATCTTGCATCTGTGCCAGTTGTGGCATTTGTTACATTAGCTTGTAATGCAATAGCATCATTCTGACCCACTGTAATTATGGCAACCTGTAAGTGCTCAGCAACAAAGGCTGCAAACTTTGGCTGCAAATTATTGCCGACCGTGTCGCACATCGTATAGCCGCTGTAGCCGTGCTCAACAATCCGTGAGAATGAATAAGTGTTTCCCTTACGAACTTCTTTTTCAATGGCTGGATACACCAACCCGTCAAAACGTGGAGTTGTCAGTGGATAAGATGCGGTGACAAATTGATTGGCATAAGAATCACCAAGGTCACCGATACTAATTGAATTAGCTTTAGTTGCAAAGTTTGGAGGAATGCGCGATGCAACAAGGTCGATCATCTTTGCACCAGTCATCGGGTTGTTTAAACCAGCCCACTCAGCCATACAAATCAGTTTATAGAAAACGTCTTCATTTATTACGGTGCGAGTATTCTTATAAACCTCTGAACCGTTGGCTAAGATTCCAACTTCTGTTCCCTTCCACCACCAGCAAATTTCTGTTTTTACACCTTTGCCTGATGTTGTTATTTGTGTTGCAGCTTGCGTATCGCCAGAATGCAGACGAGACGTGATTGCTTCATTAGATGACATAAACATGCGACCTTGGTTTGCACCTGCTGCGTTTTCCAGTGCAAACATATAAGCTGTAGCGGCCCAGTTAAAACCTTCTGAGCCAGAAATACTTGATGAGTCATCGTATTCACATACATGGGGTGTCGTGAATGTGGCAACAATCTGACCAGCATATTTAAGTTGACCTTTTGGGTCGATGTTAGAGAATGAAACAGAGCCAGCAGAACCGGGATCAAGACCTTCTGCATCTAAAGTGGCCGTACCAGTTATAACACCAGCAGGGCCGATTAACGGAGACGTAACATCTGCTGCACTACGCAGGGTAGAGGCAAGCAATATGTGAGGGCCGACATCAGTTATCTTAGCGATACTCATTACTGTGCCAACCCACGGCCAGTTACAGTAAAGGTGAGCGTTCCTGTATCGATAGTGCTAACGTATATTTTTAACGCGGTGTAAACAAGCTGTGACCGATGGAAACTACCCACAGGTACACTTATAACTCCGCCGGCATTTAACGTCGCGCCTGCCTCATCGAACATGGCAAGATCGCCACTAAAAACGCCAGACTGATCGCTAGACAAATCGCCCTGAACAGATGCTCTAGCAGTACCAGTGCCTCCTGAAAAGTCTACAGTGACTTCTTTATACTTCTCAAAGTCAGTAATAGTGTGGCTATCATTTATGGTTGCTGAATTAAGCGTAAATGTGCGTTTTAGGACTTTATCCAGCGGGCGGTTTTGTATTGACACCATCTGCGAAAAAGTCTTATCACCATTATCGACCCAACTCCGCTCATCTTCATATTTTCCCATAACAACTCACCCCAATAAAAAATTTAATTAACCCGACTACCACGCCCAAACAAACTCACACTACGTCGACCACGCGCTGCTTCAGGCATATAAACACCATCAATATTTTCAATCGATTCACCCGCTGGCGGCTGGCCATCTTCTTCCGTTGCCATCCACGCCAGCAGGCCGGCCACGGCGCTGTCGCCGTGCCTGGCTAAACCGTCGCTGCCTTTGTCGCGACCGTCGTCCATTTTTGGATTTCCCTTATCAAGCACTACCCGGCGGTGGTCAGCGATGATGTCTTCTGATTTCGGCACGATAATCGACTTGTCTTCGTACGCTGCCTTGTATTTGGGAAACGAAACAAAGTACCAGGCAGTTGTGGCCATCACACAGTCGATTCGAATCGGGCCGTACTTCTGCATGAAATATTCGGCATGCGCCTGTCCATTGCCACGCGCATCAAACTTGCCATGATGAAATAGTGGCAGCTCTTCGATAATCAAAAACACCAGCAGCTGCTGCACATCAAAGGGTATATTGCGAAGCTCAAATACAAACGCTGTTTTCCATTTATCCTTTTCAACTTCCTGCATTGGCCAGAATACAGAGAGGTCGCCGCTGCGCCCAAAGTCCTGGCCAAAAACAGATCGCTTATCAGGCGGCAGGTTATCCAGCACCGGTTTCAAATTATCTTTAAACCATTTCTCAGCCTTATCCAGGCGACGATCATCCAGCACGTCTTCGTCTTTCAGCGCGTAACGCAATATCGGAATCGAATCATCCATGCAGCGTTCGATAAGAATGCGCGGCATGTAAACGCCGCTGCCTTTGCTGGGTATGCAGAACAGTTCTTCGTTTGCGCCATCGCCATATTGTTTGACGATGTGATCACGGAATTCTTTTTCACCTTTCTCTGACCAGTCTTTTCCCTGGACTAAACAGATGCGCTCATAAAAGCCCTGGTCGAGTGCATCGTTGAACGTGACTTTGTGGTGCGAGTAATCAATCTTGCCGGCCACGATCTCGCGGATGATCTGGTTGAACACGTTGTCGTCGCCGTTGTGTGTGCTGATAATGTCAACCCGGCCACCCCAGATCAAAAACGCCAGCGCGGCTTTTAGCAGTTCGGCCAGGTCATTATGAAACGCTGCCTCATCGATGCGTGCGTGGCCCTGACGGCCACGGAAGTTGTGCGGGTTAGAACTAAGCGCCTCGATCTTGTGGCCGGAATCCAGCTTGATGCTGTACTTCACGATGTCGCGTTTCTCGTTAGCGAGCACCGCGTGTTCGTATGAAACATCGATGGCACTTGCAGCCAGTGAAAACGCTTTACAGAAAAACGCACAGTCGCCGATAAACTCTGCCGCCATCGGCAGGTTGTATCCGACATAAAACTGATCCATGCCATCCTGTTCAGACGCTTCTAAAACCGCCTCGGCAGCCACGCCCCACGACCAGCCAATACGCCGTGATTTTTCAGCGATACGCACCGGTGACAAATCCTGTTGCCACTTGATCTGATACGGCAGTAAAATTTTAGGAATTTCTTTGCCTTCAAGATTTTTGGTCTCGCGCTCGTTTTGAATCTCGTCAACAAGCTCCAGATAATCTTCGCGCTGCTTGCTATCCATTGAGGCTCACCCCCAGAATTTCAGCACGAATCTGGTCGGCTACCTTCTTCGTCAAGCCACCTTGCTTGCCCAGGCTCTGCACTTTATCGGCAACCACCTTCAAATTCTTCCGGGCTTCTGCTGCCCACTTTTTCTGATTAACCGACGCTCGCGCCAGCCTGGCAACGGTCAGCCCGATCTTGTGAATATTTTTATCGCCGTCTTCCATGTCCATCAACACGTCAAACGTTTTGGTTTGCACCATACGCAGCAGCGCTTCACTCAGTGCACCGGCATCATCTTCTGATCCTTCGGCAATGGCTCGGGCCTGCTCGGTGGCGACGCGCAATTTTTCCAGCTTGACTTCAAACTTTTGGCCGTGGCGATGAATGGAAGAGCGTGTTACCGTAATCTCCAGGCCGCGCTCCACCAACTCACCAGCCAGCCACGACTCCATGCCATCGTAATCAGCAAAGCCCTGGGAAACCAGCCGCGCATTAAGCTCGCGGCGCAGGTCTTCGGGCAGTTGCAATATAGATGATCGACGTGGCATGGCGCTAAACCTAAATGCTTTCAGGTCGGGCGATGCCGCTATCGACAACGCTGTGATCATCGAGGTAGTCAACACCTACTGGCAGCAAACGCGCATCCCAATACTGGCTACCTTTTTTGATCTCGATGTAACTCTTGTCTGCCAGGTACTGCATAGCCCGGCGCACGTCGCTTTGCGATGCGGCCAGATCTGCATCGACCAGAATCTGCTTAATCAAACCTTCACCAACAGGCAGCGAGCCGCCGGCATCCAGTATTTTCAGCAGGCGATAGCGAATCATTAACCGTCGTGCGCGTTCCAAACCTTCGTGTTCACTCATGATTGTTTTGTTCTCTCTAGTAGTCGTTCCAACGTTGCATTAACCGACATTAAGTTGGCGGTCAGTGCGTCCTGTTTTGCATCGATAAGATTACTAAATCGAATCCAGTCGTCTCTTGCCATGTACTTTTCAGGCAACTTCGCCTGAAACTTTAAAAAATCGTTTTCGATGCGCTGCCACTCGCTGTTGTTTTTTTCAATGCCTTCGCTCAACGAAACCAGCGCATTATCGATATGCTTTTGACTGGCGTTTACTATCACTTTTACCGCCAGTAAAACCACGCCACTAAACGCCGTTAGCATTGCCACCAAAATTCCAATTGTTTTCCAGTCAATACCCGCTACCGTATCCGCACCCATCAACAACACCCACTCAGTTTTTGTTTCAACTCAAAATCCTGCTGGCACCAGACGCAACGCACAGCACTGGGTGATGCTTTCATTCGCTCAGCCGGTATCGGATCCTCACAGTCCCGGCAACACCGCTGACCATCAATAATCAATGCCGGCTTAGTTTGCCTGGCAGCGGCCTGCTGCTTTTTCAGCGCAATATCACGCTGCTGCATCTCAAGTTCTTTGGCGCGGTCTAAAGTATCAGTCACGGCCTTTTATCCGTTGCGCGATGGCGGCCATAATGCCCGGCGCTGGCGCAAAGCCATTGGCGACCGTTTTGTCTTTACTGCGCGCACTGATCTGCACGCCGAGCACGGCCAAACCGACCGACCACATCATGCCCAGCGCAGAAAATGAATTGATGATTAGACTAGCCTGTTCAGGCGTTTGAATTATTGCGTAAATAATGGAGAACATCATCGCGCCCCAACTAATCGCCATGATGTAACCAAACACTGGCCGCCAGTAAGATTTGAATTTATCGTCGCTCTGAATCTCAACGCGCATGGTGGCGTTGATCGTTTCCAGGCGTTTACTTTCTTCCTGGTACTGCGCAACAATGACCGGCTGCATTGCCTTTGCCATTTCGATTTGCAGTTCAGGATCGTTCTGCACCAGGTCAAGCGCAACCACAGGATCGCTCTGGCCGGTAACCGCACTGGCAACATTGATAACCTTCTGCGCCATCGTCGCCTCGTCGTCGCCGCCAAACCAGCGCAGCACATCCGGTACAAACCGGGCAAGGCCGAGCGCGATGCTAACTGGATCCATTGGCACGGCTCCACAAAGATTCCATCGTCACCAGCCCGCTGACATACGCGGTATGCTGCTTGCCGATAATCGGTTTGGCACGGTAAGACGTTAAGATTTGGCCGCGAGGCACGCGGCTGGCTTTAGAAATTGAGATATGTGCCCAGCGACCGAACTCATGGATGAGCTGATCGAACGGCAGCTTTAATTTGATGACAAGCTTGCACAGGTCGTAAGGCGTTACCGCCTCATCTTCAGCATCAAGGTCACCAGCCAGACACTTAATGTGCTGAGAATCATCGTTACTACCAACAAGACGATTAACAGCCAACGGACGATAACCAGATAAAACATTGATACGGCCCGCCTCATTACGCAGCGGCTGCGCAATGGTTTGTGCAAAGCGTTCTAAACGATCAAACTGAATAGCGCCTTGCTCGACAACAATTTCAATGCCGTTACGGATGGCCGTATCGGAAAAAGTAAATTCGTCGAGATAGAAGTTATCGGATAATTGAATACGCATGCGGCCATCTTAGAGATGACCGCGGCGTGTTAACATTAAAGCGCTTTAATAAAAACTAACGAGAAGGAGTTATGACATGAAAACATTTTTAGCAACTATTTTATTATTTCACACCGCAGCAGTTTTTGCTAACTGGCAAATCAAAACAACAACAGATGCAATGTCAGATGAAACCAGCAGCACCATATATGTAAAGGCGCATAACGGGGAAAAATTTACACTTATTCGAAAAACTGACAACAGTGTATGGGGTTATTTTAATCTTACAGGCATGAAGCAGTTTAAAATAAACGATCAGTTGTTACTTCGAGTTGATAAAAACAAACCTAGAGAAATTAACGATAAATTACAAAAGGCATTTAAAGTACACACATATGAGTGGAACCCAAATCTTATGGGGTTTCTGCTTTGGCATGGCAGCGCAAAAGAAGATAACAGCTGTGGCTTTATTGGTGAACTCATAAACGGTAAGAAGCTTGTAATCAGGTATCATCCCAATAAGTCAACCAAACGCGATGTCGTTTTTGATATATCAAAAAACAAAAACAGCATCAAAAAGAGTTTGTCCTTACCAAAAAGTGCATGTAGATAATTTTCAAATATTTGCTACGCACCACCATAAATATCGGGCGCTTGCTCAAGCAAATCAAAAAGCAGCCGCGTCTGCTCATCAGTAAGTTGTAGCATACAAACGAAGTCCCTAATTGGCCCGATCTTCATCGGGTCATTAGGCTGCACATCCCTTTCGGCCAAAATAGCAAATACCCGCATTGTTGCCTCGCGCAACGCCGCTTCATCAAGCACAGAGTATGCCTGCCCGTCCTCAGCAGTGCCAAGCTGGCTGCTCTCTACAGAGCGCGGTAATGCAATAGACCGAATACCAGTAAGTATGTAGCCTACGTCTGCACCAGCAAAATGATATATAGCTGCAAGATACGCAGCATCTGGATTACCTTCGCCACGCTCATACTTTCCTTGAGTCACCCTCGACACGCCACCGTGCGCTGACAACTCGTCCTGTTTCAAACCCAGCCTTTGCCTTTCAGTGCGCAGTCTTTCAGCAATCGATAGTGATTCAGTCATTTGTAAGAATCCTTACTATATTTTAAAAAAAGTATTGACAAAGATAAGATAACTTATCACAATACACATAAATGCATAACAATAGAACGAAACAGAGGAAAGTATACCCCATGAAGCCAACAGCTGACCACATAGGCAGTCAGGAATTATATGCCGCGGTAAGGGCGGGTTTTACATTGCAGGGAACATCGCTCGGTGAATGGTGCAAAAAAAACAATATATCGCGCCCAAATGCTCGCCAAGCATTGCTGGGTGGCTGGACAGGACCCTCCGCTCGAAGACTTGTTACCAAGCTAATTTCTTCGTCACGCGCAAACGATCAGATAAACATAATGAGGTGTGCCAATGGTTAAACGTACGTGGAACATTTACCAGGACATGGCGAGCGATATCCGCATCCAAAAACTCAGCCTGGTTGAAAAAAATCGTTTACTCACCTGCCTGAATGAAGTTGCAGCCGCTTTGGGCGGCGAAGCCCAGCCACTACTAAAAGTAACGGCGGCAGAAACGCAAAAAATTTACCAGCTCATTCAAGACACGCATCCCGTCTGCTTTCGCGCCAGCTCTCTCGTTGGAGTCAGCAGAGCAGACAATAAACATGTACCAATAATTGATGAGCTGAAATTCAGTAAAACACAGGCCGCGCTAGATAGCTTACAAAGGTGCGGCCTCATTCAAAAATACAACAGCGGTTACTACGGTCTGGCAGACACAGGCCGTGGCCAACACATATAAAGGAGACCACCAATGAGCAATAACAACTTCGCCCCTCTTTTCCTTCAAATAGCGTCCCGTTTACAAGAAGAAAGGGAGCGCACCGGCCTAAAGATCGAGGAATTTGCAGAGGCTGGCCAAACAAATAAAGAGCAGCAATTAGCTTTTGAATCAGGTGAGACAAGCCCTGATGCACATTATCTTTCAGTAATCCACCTAACCACCGGTGTTGACGTTAATTACATATTAACCGGAAAAAGAATTGAGACAAAAAACACATAAAACCTGCGCACGGCGCAGAGTTTTAAAAACAACAGTTAAGTAAAAACAGTTGCTTAGAAAAAAATATTTAAAAAAACCTGCGCCGCGGCGCAGAGTTTTAATAACCATAGGAGACATGTATATGAGTAAGCCAGGATCAGTTGAAAAAGCCTACCAAATAATATTCGCGCTTTCAGGCCACGAACTAAACGGGCTGTCGGCAGGCGAGCTTGCAGAAGCCGCAAAGCTTAATGGGCCAGATGCAACAAGATACCGCCAGCGGCTAATGGATGACGGCATGATTGAGGAAATACCCTCCCTGCAAGGCCGTTATCGCCTTGGCCCAAAGATGATTCAGATTGCACAGGCGCACTTGAACGCAATGGCACGCGAACAAGGAAAAATTGATGAAGTCAAACAGCGCTATAGCTGCCTACCAAAATAATAACAACAGAGCAAGTAGCAATGACAAAAAACAACAACATGATTAGCGAGCAAGCTTTGGCAACCGTCGAAGCTAAAACCGTTGAAAGGTTCAAGCGTGCGCTTACCTTTGCGGGACAAATAAACGCCCATAATGGTTACAGTCAAATAAGTGAGTTTGCACTTGTGCAAAACTTCAATGAAGTGCGTGAAAGCAAATGCTACAAAGGTTTGCCTTACACGGATGAAAAAGGAAATGCCGTTACCATTACTTCAATTGAACAATACTGTTCGGTTTTTTTAAGTGTCTCATATCGGGTTTTGGCCGAAAAAGCGCAGCAGTTGATCACGCTGGGCGAAGAAGCATATAACGGCGCAACACAACTCGGCCTAACGCGCAGCACACTTCGAACTATCGACCACCTTCCGACTGATAAAAAAGAAACAATAAAGCTGGCGCTTGCGGCAAAAAACAAAACGCTTGTTACCGAAATACTGGAAGACGTGATTACCCGCAATGATCGCGAGGCAAAAGCAAAAGACAAACGTATTGCCGAACTTGAAAACAACGTGGCCACTGACGCAAAGTACATCGAGAAAATAAACCGGGATAAAAACAAGCTCGAAGCAAAACTAATTAGGAAAAAAACCAACGCATGGGATGTCAGGGTAAAAGAATTTAACATCGAAACAGGCACGATTTCTAACGAAATACATGAATCGCTAGACCGCCTGGATACGCTGCGCGATATTTTTCTCAACGAAGACTTTGGCGAAGAAAAAGATGCTGCCTACCATGCAATGGCTTGCGTTTATTTTGATGCAATACAGCGCCTAACAGGACGCATGGGTCTGGTCGCTGGCAACTGCGAACAAACTTTTAGCGGCTATGCGCTTGAGCCAATGCCAATGCTTGAGTACTGGGAAAAGAAAGGTGGCCAGGAATAGCCATGTCAAAATCCTCGGTCAACATTGCAGTAATTAATGAGTTGCAGGCGTTAGCCAGAAAAATGGACGAGCCTGGTGCGCAGCGTGGCAAGTTAGTTGCCTCCTTTGCGGAGCAAATAGGCTTTAGCAAAAACAAGGTTTATCGAGACTTAAAAAACAAAGTCGGCTGGAGCAGTGGCCGCAGCACGCGCAAAGACAAAGGAACCACCAGCCAGGACATGGCCGCACTTACAGATTTGTGTGCAGCGAAAAAAGAGTGCGTTAGAAAAAACGGCAAAGTGACAATGCACACAACAGTGGCGCGCAGCATGCTTTCTTCTAACGACCGCTCGTTTACTGTTAGCAATTCCCGCCTTAACGTTTTATCAAAACAGCGTGGCATGGGCATTGCCCAACAAAAACAACAGCGGCCTTTTCAGGCGCAGCGCTCGCTTTATCCAAATCATGTTCACATGGTTGACCCGTCTTTATGCCTGCTTTATTACGATCCAAAAAAAGGGCAAAGCTACATTCGAGACGATGAGGCTTACAAAAATAAGCCAGAAAACATCGAGAAAATTAAGCAGTTTAAGGTGTGGCGCTACGTGCTGGTAGACCACTACAGCCACACTGTGATGGTGCGCTATTACCGAAGTCACGGTGAAACCCAGTTAAACATGTATGACTTTCTGCTGTGGTGCTGGAAGAAAAAAGAAGATGTACCGTTTCACGGTGTGCCAGAGATTTTATGCTGGGACAAAGGCAGCGCCAATACGGCCAGCGCAATAAAAACAGCGCTTAAATCATTGGATGTAAAAACGATTGAGCACGAGGCGGGCAACCCTCGCGCCAAAGGCTCGGTCGAGAAAGCTAATGATTTAGTCGAAACACATTTTGAATCTTTGCTGATGTTCGAGCCTGTTACCTGTGTTGAAGAATTAAATGTTGCTGCCGAGCACTGGATGAACGCTTACAACAGCGACACCATTGATGATTTAAATTGCAAATTAAACCGACCAGGCATGACGCCATGTGCGCGTTATGAAATGTGGCAGCGCAACGGCGTTAATCAGTTACGGTTGCTGCCCGATGAAATGGTTTGCCGATACCTGTTTTCTGCCGAACCCGTTGAACGCACGGTAAGGCCTGATCTTTCGGTTTCGTTCAAGCACCCAATGTCTGACGGACGTAATTTTTACAGTGTTGCCGGCATACCAAATGTTTATCCAAAAGCAAAAGTTAAAGTCAGCGCATTAATTTACGGTAACGCATTAATTGTTCTTCATGTTGAAGATTACAACGGCGATGAAACCGAGCACATTATCGAGCCAGTGGCGTTTGATGAGTTCAGCGGTTTCGCATTAGACGCAGCTGTCATCGGCGACGAGATGAAATCACAACCCGACACCGTCATCGAGACCGCAGGCAAGGCAGCCGACCAGGCAGCTTTCCCTGGCAAAACGCAGGAAGAGATCAAAAAACTGCAGCGCAAAAATGCCGTGCCATTCAATGGCACCATCGACGCACACTCGCACCTGGCTGACACCGACATGCCGTCTTACATGCGGCGACCAGGCAGCGAACTTGATGTGCCAAACCGCATGCACGTCGAAGTGAAGCCTCTCAGTTACATCGAAGCAGCGCGCTTGCTTATCAGCCAGCTTGGCCGCGCACTTTCACCCGACGACAACCGCGCCATGCGCGAAGCGTATCCCGATGGCGTGCCACCCGACGAAATTGAAACCCTGTGCGAGTTGATACGTACAGGCCGAGCACCAACCACAGCGACTGCGTTACAGGTCGTTAAGTAGGAGAAAACAATGCCACAACTCGCCGCCAACCTATACCCGCCAGCAGATAGCTCTGCTGGCGACCACAAGCAACACACCGCCATCAAAAAAAATAAATGGGGACAACTTTACATGCCACTAAAACTAAAAAATGTGCTGGCAGATAACGGGCTACGACAATCTGACTGGCAAGACGCAATCATCCAGAAGGGAGGACGCGGCACTGGCCGATCATTATCCAGCTCTGCCGGCACACAAATTCTCAACTGGAACCAATGGCCAAAGCTCACCGATAAAAAATCCATCGTCGAGCAAACCGAAAGTTTCTTACGAAAACACAACGTAACCGAAGGACTGATCGCCACCATCTGGGATGTCGACGAGCAGGACAATGGTCGCAACAAAATACCCGTGGGCGCAAAGCGCGGCCCGCAAAAAAACACCCACAAAAGAACAATTTTCGACCTGAATTTACCGGAGAACGAAATGCTATCAACCACCGCCAAAAAACACTTCAACATTTTCATCAACCCATTTATGGACGACGTGCAGTCTGCCGACGATATTTATTTAAGCGAAGATCAAATGCACGTGCGCGCCGCCATGTATCAAACAGGCAAGCACGGCGGCTTCGTTGCCATCATCGGCGAATCCGGCTCGGGCAAAACCACGCTGCGCCGTGACCTCATCGATCGCGTCAACCGTGAAAACCTGCCGGTGTCAATTATTCAGCCGCGCATTATCGACAAAGGCAAGCTGACTGCCGGCTCAATTTGTGAAGCCATCATTCGCGATGTTAGCAGCGAGACGCCAAAGCAGTCACTGGAAGCTAAAGCCAGGCAGATCGAGCGCATTTTAACCAGCCGATCACGCGGCGGCAGCAAACACGTTTTAATCATTGAAGAGGCGCACGACCTTACTATTAAAACCCTCAAATACTTAAAACGATTCTGGGAGCTTGAAGACGGTTTCAACAAGCTGCTGGCAATTATTCTAATCGGCCAGCCCGAGTTAAAAGGCATGCTCGATGTCCGCCAAAACTACGATGCCCGCGAAGTGATCAACCGCTGCGAAACGGTTGAGCTGCACCCACTCAACGGCAACCTCGAACAGTACCTGAAACTCAAGTTTGATCGTGCAGACAAAACACTTGACCAGGTATTTGAAGATGACGCGTTCGATGCCATCCGTGAACGCTGCACCGTTCGCCAGCGTGGTACCGCAGCATCACAAAGCATGCTGTATCCGCTGATCGTCAACATCACCGTAACCAAAGCGATGAACCTGGCCGCAGATATGGGCGAGGCAAGAGTCACCGCTGAAATAATAAGGGAGTTGTAATCATGGGAACAATTACCGACGAACACCTGAACTACTGGGGTGAGGTTTACCTGCAGGAAAAAATCGTTGAGTACGGCATTCGTTTTGAAATATTTATTTTGTACCCGGCTCAAATATTGAAGTCACTGCACGACAGCTGCTTTAAACCGCTGCTGCCACAGCAGCGGAAAGTGGCTGCACGCGTCCGCCATAACGATGCCATGCGTGACTACCAGCGCCGCGAAGAAATGATGCTGGAAGAGAAAAGTGTATGCCAGCGAAACGGTCGGTTTTTTGAGCCGATGAAACACCACCGCTTTGCACGCAAAGCACCAAAGTACATAAAGCGTGAGGTGGCGATGTGAAAGTCACAAACAAAAAATCAATCCGTGATCAGATTACCGAAGGCCGCATCATCAACTTTTTGCAGCAGAAAAAAGCCCAGGGAAAAACGGGAAACACACGCCAGATAGCCGCCGCAATCGATGTGCAGCGATTCGTTGTTGTTTTATTTATGTCGCACCTGATGGCCGATGGCCGCGTCGAAATGACCGGGCACGAACAGATACACGGCGGCACTTTTCTGCCGTCTTATACAGTCACAAAATAAGGTGAAATGATGAGCGCAAATACGCTGTTTACCCCTGACGATTTACTAACTGTAATGCAGAACCATATCGGTGCCGACAACGGCATTCCGGCCAACAAGCTGGCAGAAAAACTCAGCGGCAGGCTGTTACATAACGAACACTACAAACGCCGTGTTCGTAAAGTTGTTGCATGCCTGCGCGCCCAGGGCCACCACATCTGTGCCACACCAAAACACGGCTATTTCATCGCCGCCAACGAAGCCGAGCTGAACGAAACCTGCGAGTTTCTGCACGACCGCGCTATGTGCTCGCTCACACAGGTTTCAGCCATGAAGCGTGTCGCCGTGCCAGACCTTCGCGGCCAGCTTCGCCTGCCAACATAGGAGCAAACAATGCAGTCACGAAAAAATAGTTTTATTGAAAGCCTCAGCCAGGTTGTTGTCGGCTACATGGTTGCGGTCATCGGCCAGCTATTAATTTTCCCGATTTTCGACATCAGCGTTTCCCTGGCATCAAACCTGATCATCGGCCTGTGGTTCGCCATCATCGCTGTCGCTAAAAGCTATGCAATCCGCCGCTGGTTTAACAATAAAACAGAAGCTATTCCGCCATACGATTTATCAATTTGCAACGAAGAAAACCTGCCTGCTTCTTTAAGAAGACAGGCAGATTAACCACCGCCAACAACCGGAGAAAACATTATGAAAAAATCAATAATCGCTATCATTTTAATGGCCGCTTCATCAACCGCAGCCACAGCGCAGCCAAAGGAAACAACATGCTTTAGAACCTGTGCCGCCTGGGACACCTTCTGTAAGTCACCAGCACAAATAGTCGCCACAAAATGCCGCCTCGGCGTGCCGGTTAAGCATGGCCAGTGTGAGTTACTCGGCCTGCCATCGCACTACATGATCCGTGGTGGTGGCAGTCTGGTTGAAGGCATGCCATGCACGGCTGTCGAGACAAATAAATCAACCGAAAAACTTCTTGAAAATTACATTTAACCTGGTCTCCGGGTGCTGATTTTTTCAGCCCCGGAAACAACTTAAAAAGAGACGATCATGACAAACGATAAAACAGAAATTCCACGCGGCTACATGCAAAAAGGTGATGGCACGCTGGTGCCTAAAAACATGGTTTCAGAGCGCGATTTAATTTGCGACAAGCTGGTTAAATCGCTAATAAAAGAGGCGCATAAGGTGCAGCAGCCGATGGCAGAATTCAAACGTGATGCCATGAAACTTATTCAGGATTTCGTCGATGATTCAGCCAAAACATATGGCGCAAAAATTGGTGGAAAAAAAGGCAACGTCACAATCTACAGCTTCGATGGCCGATTCAAAGTTGTTCGCAGTTTTTCAGAATTAATTTACTTCGACGAACGCCTGCAGGCAGCCAAAGCCCTGGTCGACGAGTGCATAAATGAGTGGTCAAAAGGATCGCGCATGGAGATCAAAGTACTTGTCCAGGACGCCTTCAAAACCGACCAGCAGGGCAACCTGTCAGTCAGTCGAATCCTTGGCCTGAAACGCCACAACATCAAGGACAAAAAGTGGAAAAACGCCATGCGCGCCATTAGTGATTCGATGCAGGTGGCCAGCACAAAATCATACGTTCGCTTTTATGAGCGCATTGAAGACAGCGAACAGTACACACCAATTCCATTAGATATAGCAGCGCTATAAAGGAGGTTAAAAATGATCTCAATAGTTGACAGAAGCGGCCACCACTGGTGCGAATCAGAAGACGACAAGCTGCGTGAAATGCTTGCTGACGGAAAAGATTACAGCGCCATAGGCATCATACTGAAGCGCAGAGAATCAACCGTCCGGCAGCGTGCATCAAAGCTAAAAGCCACGCCGGTAAAAGGTCACGAAAAGTGGCCAGATGACGACAAGGTAACCTTGATCAATATGATGAAAGACAGAAAAAAACTACCTGAAATTGCGCAGCACCTCAACCGGTCAGTAGAATCTGTTCGCAGCTTTTGTAATCGCCACGACATCAGGGCCTTTAATATAAACAGCGTTAACTGGCAGGCAAAGCTCACCGGAAAAACACCCTCTGGAAGCGACACGCATAAATGCCTTCGTTGTCGAAATGACTTTGTACACAGCGGCAAGGGAAACCATATCTGCCCAGGCTGCACCTCAAGCAAAACAGAAGAGGTGCGCGGCCTGCCAGAATATTATGTTGGCAGAGCGATATAGGTTGACTCATGGCTTATTTTTCTAACGGCAGCGAAGGTATGGTATTAGATGAGCAGTGCGCAAAATGCCCGGTAGCCAATGATGCCTGCTGCCCGATTCTGCGTGTGCAGATGACCTACAACTACAAACAGCTCGATAGCAATAGCGAAGAAACCCTGGCGAGCGAAGTCATGAATTGCCTGGTAGATGAAAACGGAGCGTGCCAGATGAAACCGATAATAGAAAATCGCCTGGTTGATAAAAACCAGGGCGATCTGTTTGAAGGGTAACGCCGGAGGTAACTTGTGACGAACGAAGCGCAGCGTAGTGAGGAGTCAACGTTAACCGGATTGTTAGGCTTGCCCGTTTACGAAAGTACCGCTACGCCCGAACAGCGCCAGCAGAAACTTAAATTTATGGGCTGGCAATTATCGATGATTGAAGAACAGGTTGGCTGGGGAATAACCGCCGATAAGGTCACGGTGAAATGCGGGTGCAATAAGAAGGTAAAAGTTCTTTACGCGCATCGATGCCTTTATTGTGGAATTTATTATTGCAGAGATTGTGCGCAAGAACACTTTGGCTACAGGGTAGCCTAACGCCTGAATTAAGCCGCCCAGGCACACTGTATGAGCAGGCACGGCGACCCGAAGGGTCGGCTTGGATGATTTGTTATAAACCGATATTAGAACATTAACTTTAGAGGATTGAATTATGGATTTTGAAAACTGGTATGACATTTTAATTGACCTAGCAAATAAACATGGTGAAAGTGTTGCTGATGTTGACGCATGGCGTGAAGACTATGACGCTGGAAAATCACCCGAAGATTCATTTTATGGAGAATTTCCAGAGCATAAGCACTAGGTTTATAACGCAAGAGCTGTGCGGAACGAATGAAGCGCAGCGTAATGAGGTTCCGAACGAGCGACTTGTTATGAAGATTTTACACTTAACTTTAAAGAAAAAATGGTTCGATATGATTGCCTCTGGTGAAAAACGAGAGGAATACCGCGAACTAAAACAGTATTGGCATACGCGCCTGAGCAAGAAATATGATGTTATTGAGTTTAGAAACGGGTACAGCAAAGACGCGCCTGTAATGATGGTTGAACTCAGAGGAATATCAAAAAGTTTAGGTATTGTCGAATGGGGTGCGCCCGAAAATGAAACGGTGTACATATTGAAATTAGGGCAGGTTTTATCTGCATAACGATGCAGCTCACGGGATTTTGTGAAGCGCAGCGTAACAAAATTCCGGTGCAGCGTTTTGTTAGGCATGTTTGGAGGTAACAAATGAGCAATTATGTAGATGAAATTGAATTTATAACAGAAGAATGCTGTAACTGCGGCATGCCTTTTGCCATGACAAAAGATTACCAGCGCAGACGGCTTGACGACCATGAAAGCTTTTACTGTCCTCGCGGGCACGGCCAGCACTACTCAGGTAAAACAGAAGCGCAAAAACTAAAAAAACAACTTGAGCAGAAGCAAAGAATGCTAGAAGCAGAAAGCGGGCGGGCGGCATTATTAGAACAGCAGCGCGACCAGCTCGGTAGAAGCTATGGAAAGATGAGAGAGCGCGTAAAGAATGGCGTGTGCCCGTGTTGTAGCCGGACATTTCAGAATTTATTGCAACACATGAGAACAAAGCATCCTAAGTTTGATTCTCACGATCATTTAAAGTCGCTACGTGATGCCTTTGGTTTAACTCAAAGTGCGCTGGCCGAAGAAATTGGCGTACCACCAAGTTATATATCTCTTTATGAAAGAGACAGGTCGGTACCAGATTGGGCTGAAACAAATATTGCGGGCTGGGTTGATAGCAATGCCTAACGATGCAGCTCACGGGGCGAGCCGCTTTTTGCGAAGCTCCGGTGCAGCGTTTTGTTATGTGTGAATATTTGCTAATACCTTATTTTTTAAGACAGAACCCATTACAGGCGAGAAAACAAATGAACAAGATAAAAAAGGCACTGGACGTACTTAGCAAAACCGAAAACCCTATTATTAAAGCCGACATGATAAAGGTTTTACGTGAGCATTTTACTGGACTTGAAAATAGCTTTGATGCTTCGTGCAACCATAATGCTGAGCTGGTAGAGAAGAAAGGCGAGCTTGAATCGCTGGTAGCAAAAACAATGGTAAACAATAACGGACTGAAATTATTGCTTGAACAGGCTCTCAATGCACTTGACTGGTATCGCGAAGCACATCCTGAAGATGATTCACAGGTTGATGATGAATTTAGAAATGACTGCAACGTGTTTTTAAACACATAACAGTGTGTTATATGGAAGTCCGTAATATTGGAATATGTGGAAGCAATGAATAAAACATTTTTAGCAATACTGATTCACAACGGCAAGCAGATCGCCATGCAAATATTCGATGCAGAAGATCACAAAGCAGCCTGCTCAGAGGCCGATAAAACAGCTGATCACTTTAGTGGTCGCTGGGTTGATGTAATCGAAGTACTTGACAGTAAGCCGGTAAATTTAAACGAGGTTATCAACAATGGCAAAGCCTAAGCACCCGACAACAAAGTCAATTCGACAGGGCCAAACAATTTATCTCGTGCATAAATATCACTGCCCAGTTATTCAAGGTGTTTTTATAGGCCGCAAAAAAACCGCGCTTCCACCACCTGGTGAAATAATAAGAGTCATGCCTGTAAATATTGCTCGCAGAAAATTAGAAGAGCTTGGTAATGACTTTATTTACTACTCAATAAAACGCGCAACCACAGCAGCGAGAAAGCATTGTGACCACAGAAGATAGACGTAACAAAGAACTGGCAAAAATCCACATCGGAAAAAAACAGCTCGGTATGGACCGCCAGACCTACGAAGACATGCTGTGGACACAGGGCCGCGTTCACTCGTCAGCCGATCTCGACGAACATGGCCGCCACCAGGTAATTAAACACATGGAAAAATCCGGCGTTGTTTTCACAAAGCGCAAACAGACTAAACGACAACCTGGCAACGCCAGCGCCAGCCAGATCGCCATGATCCATGCGCTCTGGTCAAACCTTTCCGACGCAGGCGTTGTTAAAGACAAAAGTGAAGCCGGTCTACGAAAGTGGCTGCAAAAAACCACACGCAGCCACCACGCGCGCCGACTGGGCTGGACAGCACCACAGTTCATGCCAGGCAGTGTTGCAGGTATCGTAATCGAACAACTAAAAAAATGGTGTGACAGAACAGAGGTAAAATACTAATGTCATTCACAAGCGCGCCAGAGCTTCTCAGCGATCTTAAAGATAAGTGCCAGGAAAAGCTTCAGTCAGACATCGGCCTCGATTCAGACACCGCTGAGAAATCCGCCAGTGTAATGATAAAGGTCATGCAGAACGACTGGCGTGGCCAGCAGATCTACATTCCAAAGTGCGCCGAAGAAACCCTCTCGGCCCGTGATCGCGAACTATGGTCAAAGTTTAATGGCAGCAACCACAAACAACTTGCCAAAGAGTTCGATGTTTCAGTTCAGTGGGTTTATAAGATTACAAGTTACATGAGAGCGCACGAGCTTTCTGAAAAACAGATCGATGCCTTCCCGGACGAAGACCTGCAAAACAACCCATCAAGAAGACACGCATAATCAAATAAAAATTCGCCGCGCTCGTTTACACTATTAGCAACACTGTTACAATAACCCGTCCCATTAAGTACCATTAAGTTCCGCGTCATCCCAGTTATCACACTATCTCAGCCCTAGTTATATCAGGGGGTTTCAGCAATGCCAAAGTAAGCACAAGTCGTAAAAATCAGGCAAGCAAATTAAGAAGCCATGCATTCCCACGCGGGAGCGTGGGAACGAGAAAATATGGGAACAAAGAAAAAAACTAAGCTAACTCCGCATCAAACAACGGCGTCGTCGTCTCCTGATCAAACTTCCCAGTCTGCAAAAAGATAACCACCTGCCGCGCAACATGC